AAAAGGATTCTTAATAAAATCTAATATGTATTTGCGCTGATCTTTTTCATTTATTTGTTTTTCAGTCCACTCATTGAAATTTTTATTTTGATGCATCTCTGATAAGTCGCCTGACTTAGGTAGTTTTATAGAGACTTTATCTATGTCAAAAAAATCTAACAAAGAAATGTAAATTTTAATTGAAGCTTCTAAGCCTGAGTTTACTTTATTGCTTTTATCATTATTCATAACGATAATGATTTTTTTAGGATTGAATGCTAATATTGATGCTAATTGGTTGCCGCTTAAGCTTAGACCAAAAGTAACTATATGATTTTTAAAACCATTTTCAGTTAAAGCTAAACTATCCCCTACTGATTCAACAACATAAATCACCTCTTTTTCCTTAACGCTATCTTTAAAGTCTTTACCTAAGCACAAAGGATAAACCCAATCTCTTTTTTGTCCTACATGCTTCCATTTTGGTATTTTATCTTGATTAGGTTTCCATAAGGTTGATCTGCCAGAAAAGCCTATTAAAGAGCTAGGGTCTTCAAAACTAAAAATAGGAAAAACATATCTATTGTTCATGCTTCCTAATGTAGAAAATCCTGACTTATAAGACTTTAAGGTTTCAGAAGATATACCTTTACTATTGTAAAACTTATAATGAGGTAAAAAGTTATTTATGACTGACGCATCGTATGTTTTTGGCATTCTTATATTATGTTTACGGTCAACGTTTTCAAATATGTCTTGAGTTTTTGTTTTAGTTATGTCGTATTTTTTTAAAACATCGGGGTTTGAAGTCCCTAATACTTTTGAAACTAGTCTTGCGAATGGGCTTGGGGGAATACCTTCAACAAAATCCCTCCAAACACCAGAATTCTTATATATTTGAACGGCAGTATTGTTGTCTCCATTTCTCCATATTGCATTTGTTGTCCAAAACTCGCCTTTGTCTAAAAGCTTGAAGCCTAAATTATGAAGCACATCTTGAATATCTTCTGTATTCATTTGTTATATTGTATTAGGGACCTCACCTCTCTCGAAAGACCTCAAGTCTTCTTCTGGTTCATCGTTTTGGACAAACTCATCTTGAGCGTCTAAGAAGTCTGATATATCTTGCTGATCCCCTCTGCACTCTACGTTAAAATTATTAATATTAAGCTGAATGCTGTTCTTTACAGTTCTGTCAGGCATTTGTATTAAAGCGTTAGCCCTTTGAGGCATTTTTCCTAAATGTCGAGTTTTAACTGCTATTAATTTATGGTTACCAAAACGCTCTGTTTCCTGAACCTCTTCGTCAGCAGTTTTTCTTCTTAAGATAAAAAGATGGGAGCAATATTGAGTGACTCTATCTGACCCGCTAACAATACCTTCATCGTCATTAACATCTCTGGATTGACGGTTAGTAACGATACCTGACCTATTACTTTGTATACTGGTTATCATAGGGATAATTGGTTCACCTTCAAAAACAATTTCTCTCTGAATCGTTCTTTTAAATGTGTCAACCATTTTTCCTATTGTTTGCCATTCCGCTTTATTTGTTTCTTCTGTTGGCTTAATGTAATCAAAAGAAAATATCATCGGGTTACCTCTCCCCACCTCTTTGTAATAAAATCTTTTAAGAACATTAATCATTCTTTCTAAAGAATAACCTCCTACACCGTGATAATGAAATTTGAGGTCTTTAACCTTATCAAAACCATCTCTAACTTTTTTAACTATTTCATCTCCCGCCTGTCTCCATTTTCCTGTTTCAAGTAAATGAGGGCTAACGCCAGAAACAGCTGAACATTGACGGATCATTAGTTCATTTCTGCTCATTTCACCATTATCAAAATGAAGTACAGGCACTTTGTGTTGTAATGCCACCTTAACACAATAATCCAAACAAAAGGTTGTTTTTCCTACTCCTGATCTAGCGACAATAACTGTAATATTTCCCGGCCTTAAAAGTGAACCGTATAAATCATTGATCATTTGGTGAGGCCCCATTAATCCCATTTCATCTTTAGGATTTTCACCTAAAAACTCAACATATTCCCTCATTTCATCCCCACAGATATTACTAAAACTATCTTCTGATAAATCAAAAATATTTACTTTATCATTAAAAGATTTATCAGCAACCTCAACGATTTCGTTAAAAGAGCAATCTTCATGCATCTTTTTCATTTGCTCAGCTGTATTCTTTGAAGCTAAGTAAATCTCTCTTCTTACGCTAACCTTTTTGAGGGCTTGGGCTACCTGCACAACTTGATTGGCAGATATAGCTTGCATAGATAAAGAATGTAAATATTTTGATATATCTATCCCATTTGCAAAAGAAACACCTAAACTTTTAATTTTTTCACTTAAAACAATTAAATCTACCCCCTTATTGTTTTCGCAAAAAGATTTAAGCGCTATGTATACAGTGCCGGTAATATTTTCTTCTGTAGAAGCAAAGTCTTTTTCGGATATGAAGTCTGCTATAGCGCCATATTGATCTGGATGCTTTAATAAGCCAGCTAGCAGTCGATGCTCAAGCTCTAAATTATATATCATTTTACTCTAGTTCGTCTGGGTCTTGTTGCGGCATAGAAGATTCACTTAGCTCAATTTGATCAAGAAATTTTTCTAAAGATTTCCTTAAACCTAATTCAACCACTTGAGATCCCACTTTACAATTGATAGATACGCTACCACTATTATCTACATAAGCTAAAATAAACCCACCATATTGACCATTGTTAGTGAACTCATAAAGCTTATCCATTATGACTTCTGGCACCCCGTTATTATTACTTGTGTGATCCATAGTATATATTACACTATTACTTTCCTTTAGCTAATGTTTGGCGCAAATAATCCATATCTTCTTCATCGTGGATTTCTATCAACATGATATTGTTGATTTCGCAAAAGTTAAGCTTGTCTTGATCTCTTTTGAGTTGTTTAAGATAATTCATCTTGCTTTTGCCGTGGAAAAACTCAACATATTCAGTGTGCTGCCTTCCTTGAACTTCAATAGCTATATTTAATGTAGCATTGTAGAAGTCCAATGTCAAGCGAGTACCTACAATAGGAAATTCTTCAAATACTATATGGTTCTCCCAGTAAGCATAAAGTATATTTTTTACTTTCTTTTGGAATTTGCTTCGACTATCTTTAGCCCAAGCAACCCTATACGAAGATGCTTTCTTTAGTTTTTTTGTAGAACCAAATAGTGTTCGAAATATCATTCGGACAAAATTAAGTCTCTGAAGTATTTTATGAAAAAGTTTTTGATTTTTTCATCTTCTTCTACTAAAGTATTAAACTTATTTTCGCCTTGTATTGTTTCTGGTATTTCGATTTTGTGCTCTAGCGCTTCGTTTCTTAAATCTGCAGAAATAGATATCCATGCCCCCTTCTTCTCGGCGTGACCCCACAAATATAACATATCTAATATTTCTTTCTCGTTCCAGATGCTCTTTCCTCCAATACGACCATAAATAATAGGATAACGAATTACAGAATTAGTTTTTTCATTTGGGCTTTTCTTTACCGTAATTTTTGCATAGTGACCTATATATGGATTTTTTTGAGGGTCATATTTTTCTAAAGGCTTTTGTAGGATCATATCAGTTTTGAATCTAGGCTCAAATTCAAAGATATAATTAGCAAAATGCAATAAAGCATTACCTCCCGTAGCTGTAGTTTGCCTTATAGGGGCTTTACTATAAGGGTCTAATTTTATATCTGCACGGACTTGACTAACAAAAACTGCCATATGTCCTCGTTTAGCAAGAACTATGCTAACTTGTTTCATGAATGTCGCAGCAATAACTGCTCCTCCAGCGACTTTAGAACATTCTTCGAAACTTTTTTCTGCGTCATTCTTTGTAATTAGACCGTCTACACTATCTAATAAGAAAAAATATCTAATATCTTCAGAGTTATCGTAAACAAGGTTACGCATTGCCTCAACAACTGTTTCGTAAATATTACATTCAAACACAAAACAATTTCCATTTTGCCATTCTTCAGGTTTATTTGTGAACTCTACTCCTGAGCGGTCTTTCATGTTTTGGGATAACCGGCCTTCAGCTTTAATGTAAAAGCCTCTAGAATTAGGCACTGTATTAAGGAAATTGCGCATCAACTCTAATGCAGCAGAGGTTTTACCTCCCTCATTCATGCCTGTAAACCGATGTAATCCGGGG